GCTTGCCGAGTTTGCGCAGGTCAGCAAGTAGAGGGTTAAGGCCCTGAATGTAAACATCTATTTCTTTAGCCATCAGATTTCAACTCCTCCATAATCGTGACCACCTCACGGCCGGTCAGTTTCTTTACTTCACTGAGCGTCCACCCTGTGGCGAGCGCAAGTTGTATCATCAGCCTGCTGTGGCTGCCTCCGTAAAAACCTCGGCGTTCTCACTCACCATGTTCACCTTGACCCTGTTGCGTCTGGCCCACAGTTTCACGGTGGCGAGGTTTCCTGGCTCTTTATCTTCCAGGTAGTAGTACGCGATTGTGAGACGCATACCCTGTTCGCTGGCTGGCTTGTTACCTTGCAATTCCTCGTACATCATGAAGTCCACTGGGAGTGTTTCAATCTCAATGGTTTCGTGATTGTCGGACTCTATCTTCAGTTTTGGGTACATGGTGTTCCCCTTTGCTCTCGTTGTTTAAGTGAAGACGATTTCGCCTTCAAGTCCTACCGTGCAAGTAGCGATCCCGTCTGCTGGGAAGGCCACGTTTGCCGCGTTCACGAACATGGCTGTTGATGTCCACGCTCCTGTTGCGCTGCTGATCGTCATGGCAACGGATGACGCTGCTGCGATGGCGGTTTGTAACGCCTCGTACATCCCTGCGTTCTCGTCATACAAGAAATCGAGGCTTACTGATGAGATCAAGTCCACTTGATCGTACGCAACGCAACTGAGTGTCTTAGTGCGGAGGATTGTTGGATTGGTTTCTACTGTGCCCGAAGTGATCTGGCATTCGTAGGACACTGAGCCGAGATCAACCGTGAAGGCTGCCCCCGCTACTGAGATTGCTGCTGGCATTTCTTACTCCTTCATTTCAATTGAGAGGTTTATCTCGGTGCTTACCACTGTGCCCTGTGCGCCCAGCGATAAAAGTTGTGGTGCGGTTACTGACTCCACACTAAAATTGTTGGGTACTAGCGTGAGCATGGCATCCACGGCGGTTTCTGTTTGTGTTGTTGCCGTGTCGTTCACTCGTGCGTTGATGTTGATGAGTACCCGCCACCGGCAGCGGTAATTCAAGGTACTGCCGAGCCTGCTCGGGACGATCCAAGGGCTGTCGGGCACGATCACCACACTTGGCGTGATCGGGGTGCCAGGCACCGTGTCATAAATCCGGTATCCTTGACCACTAAATGCCGTGATGAGCATGGATCTAGCTTCTGTCGTGAGTGCCATCACCCCACCTGGGTTTTCATATCCAGATACGGTGCAAGCAACGCCATGACCCTCTTGGTGACCCACGTGGATAACCTGTACGGCCCTGGTGTGAAGTCCACACTCACTGACTCTCCACCAGCGGCTGTGCGGGCCTGGAATATCTCCACACCCACACTCATGGCTGCCTGCTGGCAGGCTGGTGGCTCTGCTAGTACTGCCGCGTCAGTTATGAGGAAACCGATCAGGTCGGAGGCTGCCGCTGCAACATCATCAAGAACGGCAGCGTCAGGTGCAACGTACGCGATCTCTAGATTCTCGGCGAGTTCCTCGCCTGTGAGCAGTGGCATGTGATCGGCTTCCTCTAGTAACTATTTGACTGTGGCTGTTTTGGCTCCGCCAGCGGATACAACTTCGAGGCTGATGATGCCTGCGGCTGTGTAGGTTGCTGCTGTTCCGTACCCGTAGACGGCTACGTCGCGACCTAGTTGGCTGACGTTATCGGCAGCGGCTAGGGCTGGGGCAACTTCGATCCATGATGCTGTTGCGCTGTTGGATACCAGGATGGCACCGGCAGCAAGGTTACGGTCGTGGATCACTGGGAGGCCGGAGACGCTCACGCCGAGGCTTCCCGCTGTGGCAACACCGGACACGTTTTGTGTGCCGTAGGTCTGTGGGAAGAAGGTACTCCACCCACCGATCTTGGTGAATACGTCACTGGCTACGAGTACGAACGTGGCTGGGTTACCTGTTGCAGTCTCGACAGCGACTGATCCGGTGAATACGCCTTCACGGAACGCGGCACCAGTGGTGTCTGTTGCGAAGTCGTAGTTCTGTGGGGTTGATGCGGTGAGCATGGCATCCACGAACACGTTGTCGGTCACGAGTGCGTACGAGTTAAGCATGATGCGGTTGTGTGCATCGAGGTAGCTCGGGCTTGAGCGTTGCAGCAACTGGAATGAGATGTCAGATCCGGCACCGTAGGTGAGCAGGCTCGCTGATCCTTTTTTAAGGTCAATGCGGACGCTGTTGACTTCGGTCTTTTCGGCACCTTGAGCAGCAACAATCGCGCTCAGGTCACCATCAAAGTAAGGCCAGTTGAAGTCGAGTCCACTGGTTCCAGCGGATTCAACACCGAACGCGGTTATACCTGGGCGGCCAAGATCAACAATGTTTTTGACTTGCTGCATCCAGTTAGGTGGCATGACACCAGGGTTGTTTGCGGTGATCTGGTCTACGAGTGCGCGGGACTCTTGCTCACCACTGAGTACGGCCTGCGAGTACTCACCGAGTGAACGGTACTTCGCCAGTTCGTGTTGCGCGTCAGCGGTGAATGCTTTCGCTTCAATGGTTTTCATATCTTCACGCAGTGAAGCGACAGCCTCACGTGCTTCAGTGTCTACCGAGACCACAGCCTCGGTGTCCATGGTTTCGGACATTGTTGCTCCTTCTTCTTCTCTAATACTGCTCACACCGGCTGTGGCGTATGCAGGGTATGGGGTCAGCGAAACCTCTAAAAGGTTCGCTGCGGTGTGCTGGATCGCATCCTTGGCACGGTTCATGGCTGACTTGATCGGGTTGAAACCCACCGATAATCCTTTGATGACTCCTGAACGGGCGAGGACGGCAGCGTCACGCCCTTGGGCGGTGTCCACCAGGTCGAAATCTATGTATAGGCCATCTTCACGGTTTTCAGCACCAGTGATTTTGCCTACCGGCTCACCATGACGGTACGCCAATGGCTTCCCGATCACGTTGTCTAGGTCGAATGATCCTGCAGCGAACGATTCACGCACACCACCGATCATTGTTTCGGTGCCGTAAGGCACAGCCATCCCGTGACCACTGCCCACGATGTCGCTTTCTGAGCCTTCCTCACGCTCCTGGAATACGACCACGGATTCTGTGTTGAGTTGCTTCATATCTACTCCCTGCTTTGGCTGTACACGCCGAGTGTTGGCAAATCTAGGATCATTTTGGCTTCATCTTCTGTGAGGACACCCATGGGGATCAGTTTCGTAATGAGATCTGCGGTGTCTAACGGGTTAGCTCGCAGGAATCCTGTGGTGTCAAACTTGATGCTGTGGCCTTGCGGGGTGATGTCTGGCATGGATAGCCGCTGCTCCACCATCATCATGATGGGGCGTAACGCCGTGTCTAGTAGTTGCCTGTACAGATCAACCCTTGATGAGTAGGTGAGACTTGACCCTGGGACACCGGCACCCACCCAGATCGGGTCGAGGTTGAATAATCTCGCGATTTGTGTGGCGGCTAGGTTTTTGCCTTCCACAAGTTGCACATCACGGGCACTGAATCCCATCACTTGTGCATCTATGCTGTTAGATAGGTACGCGGTGCCACGGTTCGCTCGTGCTTCCTCCCACGCATCCAGTAATGAGTCCACTTGTGCGGCCGGTAAATCTGGGCCACTGTTCTTGAGTGCCACCGTGGGGATCGGGGTCTCGCTGTAAAGGATCGTGGCTGCTTCTAGGGCTGCTGCGGTGTTGATGGCTGTGGCCCCATTGTGTAGGACACCGCCTTCCCCTGATCCGTAGAACTTGATTACGTCACTGGTGGGGATCTGCCTACCCTCATAGTAGAACGGGTCAGCGGGTGGCTCGGAGTCATCCATTACGCTGCCGCCGTAGTAACTGGGCGTATCGGTGACATCTTCCACGCGCATTACCCGGATCTCGGCTGGGAATCCATCCCACGTCCTTCGTGTCACCAGCCAATAGGCGCGGTCGTACATCATTAAGTCGGTGAGGGTGCGCGTCATCACACCTGAGTACGGAACGATACGGGATGGCATCTGGAGGAATGTGCGGATCGGTACCGG